AAAAAAAACGGTGGCAAAAACGCACCGGCCTTAAGATCAAACACGGAAAATACCTTCATTGGGATTCCTCCAATTTACGGACCAAATTCTTGGCCCGAGATTTATGAACTTCTTCACGAACAACCAACCGATCCGGCGTCGAATCTTCCACGAAATCCGACTTACCCGCGAGACGATCTACAAGCGAAACGAGGTGCTTGACTCTTGATAACCGCTTGGCTTTGAGCTCCGCAAAGACCACAGGATTCTCGCGCTCAAAAACCCCATCGTAAAACTTAGCGGGTCGCACTTCAACACCACGAACAACAGCAGAGTCAGAAGGATAAAGGTCACCTTTAAAACGGTCATACCATCCTCTCCCGATCCCGGGACGACGAGACATCGTGACATACTCAGGCCGACGGACCACACCCGTCTTCTTATCGACGTAATGCGCCTGAGCCTCATCACCAGTGATCTTCTTCGTGATATACCGCGCCACATAGGCAGCGGACTCAAACGTAACCCGACCAATTATCGAAGGACACTTCTCGGGGTCATTATTACCCCAAATACGATCAAGAGACTTCGACGTAAAATATTCCCCATGAGGAACCTTGTCAGGAAAGTCGAAGTTGAAAAGACACGCATGATAATGGGGACGAGCTAATTTCTCCCCATACTCCCCACAATGAAAAAAGCGTATCCGATCCTTTGGATACGCCTTACGAAGTCGCTTCATAAACAACTGAAACTCACGCACATCAACCGATGTATCTTTAGGAAGATGTGCGTTGTCATAAGTCAAGGTAATGAAACAATTCCTCTCGTAGAGGGAACTCTCATGGTAACAACGCATAGCCCATTGTCGACTTCTTTCAAGTCGACAACCGATGCACTGTCCACACGGGAGAGCCATTTCTGAACCAGCAACTTTCGCTTGGGATCGATGGAAGACAATCGACCGTTTACCCAAAACTGTACGAGAACCTCGCCAAGCTTGAAGCGGCGAGTAGCACGGCACCTCAAAGACGAATGCCGCCCCTCATAATTCCGGGGCCAGGAATGGTGGAAAGATTGTTCTTGTAATGGACGTGCTGATTGCCAGCCGTCCGAGAGAACTGCTTTTCCGACCGACGACGATCCATCTTATGACGCTTGCTCATAAAGAAACCTCCTCACGAATAAAATTACGAGAACCGGGACATACCGGCAACTCGGAGGAAAATGGGTCCGCGTAGTGAAACGCGTAACGCCACACCCTCATAAAAAACAAGCCAAGCCACGACTTCCGCGACTTGACCGAAACCATCCGACCGCAATGAGAGCAACGCTCAACCATCGACATGCGAAAAGGATAAACCAAAAACCCAGGGGAGTCAACCCCCTTAAACCCCCAAACTGACACCCTTGGTGTCAGTCAGAACAGTTACAACAAGAGGGAACTGTTCTGCCATCCCCCAAACCCCCTTCCAGAAGGGGGCTAAAACGAACAAAAACGGCCCTCTTTTGAGAGAGAGGCCTCGGGGCCGCGCCGCGGCCCCTGTCGCCAAAACCAGGCGAGGCGGGGCCGCGGCGCGGCCCCCCTCGCAGGGTCTAGGCGAAAAATTTGTGGATAAAAAAAGCCCCCCGGGGGCCCCGGCGCCCTATCGGCGACATGGGGGCAACAAAACCCGGGAGGCATTGACAACAACCGCCAGAGGCGGTCCGGTCTCAAGCCTTCGGCTTGAGATCCGGTTCCGCCGGCTTCGCCGGCTCAACAACAGGAGCAGGGGCAAAAAGACCGAGCTTTCGCCCCTCCTCAACATTCTCAGGACGAGAAATAAAATCAACCATACGACCAGGGTCGTTGGCGAAGCGCTCACGCACTTCAGCGGGCATTTCCATGAAACGATCCCGAGCCGCAATCACGGTATTGAGAGCCGACTGGTAGTCGGGAACAGCGCTCACGTCAGCGTACAATGGCTCACTGGTCCGTAAACTATCCAGAAAGCCATCTTGCACCGACTTGGCGACAATGCGATTGATATCGCATTCCTCTCGAAACGATTGCTTAGTCATAGAGGGATCAGGAAAATGCTTCCGCAAACGAGAACCAACCTTATAGTCCTTCGGACAATTCATAGACATAAAAACCTCCTCACTTTGTCATAGGAATAAAACGGCGCAGTAACTCCAACACGCCGGAAATCTTGGGAAACTTCTGCTCAATCTTGGCACGATTCTTCGTAGAAATCGAATCGGCCTTAGTCTTGGCAGTATTCACAGTCAACGATTCACGTTGCTTATCCTGCAACTCCTTCAACGAATCGTTGAGAGAAATACGAGAATCAGTCTCCTCAATCTCCTTATATAAACGACGCATATCAAGCGCAGAAGAAACAGCTTGATCTGCCAAACCCTTGGCCATATTCTCGGGAGAATAGCCAGCACCAGAAGGAGACGAGGCACCTCCGCCTCCGGCGGAAAGAATGGGATTCAAACCGGCAGCCTTCAAGTCGGCGACCTCACGCTGATGAGCGGTCGACGACATGCGCTCTTGAAAGGCCATTTGCTCACGAGCCATGTCCTGCTGAGCATTCCGTTGCTCCTTCGCGCCAAGATAATCTATGGCGGAGGAGCCGACGGAGGCAGCAGTACCCAACAACATCGTTGGGTTCAAGATAGCGCCACCAGTAAGAATCTTACCGAGCTTGCCGAGACCCATAACTAGAAGTGATCGATCAGGCCAGGAACGCCGAAGACCGGCATTGGCCGAGCGCACTTGAAGTCAAAATAAGAATCGAAAATAAAGTGCGGCTCCGTAGGCGTAGCGATCACACGATCAATCGGGGGATCATCCTCGATGAACGTAGAGCCGAGCGTAGGAAGCGCGGCAAAATCCTGGCTGAGATGCCAGGTATCGAGAGTCCCGGCCGCGTTGCTCCGGAACAACCCCGTGATCTGAGAGGGCTTATAACGATACTCAGCCCAGCGCTCTTGGTAACCAAAAACGAGCGCATCATTCGCGGACATATCACAGTAAATCTCCTGATTCAAAACAGCTTGCTCGCCCAAATGCGCGAGAGCAGGAGTGTAGTGATCAAAACGAGTCCGACGAGAAAACATCCGGTTGAGACCACCTTGATAGGTGAGGTCAGCACGAACAGACACCAACCCGATCACCAAAGTGTGCTCGGTGAAAGACTTCACAAAACCGTGGCCCTGGGCGGACACAGTCCCAAACGCAGAGAGGTTGCCCTGGGGGGTCAACGTCCCAGCCGCAGGAAGCGGCGTAGTCTGGGCCACAGGATGAAGATTCACGGGAGAAGAACCACCGCCCAAATACTCAGGGCGTTGGAGACGAGCGTCGGGAGACACGACGCCAAACTCAACGCGCACCTTCTCGGTATAGCGCGTACCACCTCGCGCATCGCGCTCATACAACCGTTGCAACTGAAACGCCTCACGAAGGGCGTTGATCGTCGCGGCCGTGGCCGTCGACAAATCAGCAACGACGTTCGGATAAGAAGAAGCACCCGAACCCTGGGAACGCATACGCCAAGCGTTGGTCCCCTCGATATAACCCGACTCCGTCACACCGGCAGCGCCGGTCACCGAATCCTTGTAAGTGACGGAAGCGGGCACGGCCGTCGTCTCGACGCCGAGGCCCCGAATCGGGGCCGAAGTCCCGAGCGGCAGAGAAACCGCAGTCCCTTTCTGAGGCCAAGGGAGGCAGGAAGTAAAATAGTCGTGGCGCTTGCCACGACGACGCAGAGCGTAATTCGTGTAAGTGTCCGGGCCATCGCCCGTATCCACCGTGACCCTATTCTGCAAATTCTGGTCACGAAACCACTCATTCCACACGAGCTGATACGCTCGATGAAAAAGCGAGTTGAAAACCACACTCGCAATGCCTATCGGAAGACCGAAATAATCCGACAGGGAACCCACGGTAATACCAGCACCAGCTGGCCCCGTCATCCGGGGAACCGTGTAAGACGTCGAATCACCAGGATTCGCCTGCTCTCCCATCATCTTGACGAAATTCGTCCAGACGAGACGATAAGGGATCGCAAAGAAAAAGGACTCCAAAAACATGTTGTCCATCACCGGCTTCAACGGAGTTGCAAGCCGAGCAAAGGCGTTCATCCGCAGATTGAACGTATCTCCGGGCAAAGCCTCGTCGAGAAAAACCGGGATCAAATACCCGGCATCAAAAGTCGTTTTGACACCGTGAGAACGGTCAAACGACGAACGCTGAATTTCAGCGGAAGGAACTTGAGAAAAACTGTGACCCATCACGCTCTTCATCGAACGACCTCCTTCTCAACACCATTCGACGTAGGAGGCATAATGACCTTGGGCACCTCCACAAAACTCGAAGCCAGACCGAGGTTGATATGCTGAGCAAGCGGCGTCAAAACGCCCTTCACCTCGTCAAACTCTCCAATCTGATAGAGAGTGAAATCACCAGGATACCGAGCGACCGACGACTTCGCGTCGTTCACCACATCAGTAAAAGCACGAATGGCCAGTCCAATCGACTGGAAAAAAAACGGTGGCAAAAACGCACCGGCCTTAAGATCAAACACGGAAAATACCT